CAGACGGACCCATGTCTTCAACCAAAATATATGAAGGCCGAGAAGAACTTGCCTGCACATCAACAGTATTAGTGCTGGTATTGATGGATAGTTTAAGTGTGATTGTGGCAGCAGCTGGGGTATATCTTTTTTCTACATGAAGAGGAAAAGCAAGACCGTTTCCAGCAACATAAAGACCACGTTGATTGAGGATAGCATTAACAGCAGTACGAATATACAAAGTTGCTGTTCCGTCTCCACCTACATGAGAGCATTGAACGTCACCAGTAACCTTGATTTTACGATTACCAGGTGTAGTGAAAACTACACTCATAAGATCAACAGCGGCTAGACCGGTTCCAAAATTATTTGCGGCGATTTCAGTATAACCAATTTCTCCCCACGGCATGTTCCATGGTTTGCGCCAAGCTGTTCCCTGATAAATTTCAAATGTATCAACATCTTGGAGATAAGTAGCTTGTCCTTCTAATGGCGTAATAATATGAGCAGTTCTTGCGGCAGCATTAGCAAATGTGAAATATGTAGAAAGCAAAACCCAAGCAGTACCATTCCAAACATACATTCTATTAGTATCTGTTTCGTAAATAGCAAGACCTTCATCTGGAACCCCTAGGCCAAGTGGTCTAGTAGTACTAGTACAAACCGTGAAGGTTGCCCCTGGAACTCCCTGAGGGCCACGAACATCTCCGGCGTCAATAGTCGTGGCATCATACTTCTCTAGAATAAGATTGTCGCCAACAATTTCGGCGTCAACAATTGTAGAGTCAATAATTTCTTGCATTCTTTCGGCCGTCAAACCAGTAATGGTCGCCATTACACATCCTCCTCATTCTTATCGGTACTGCTAATTTCATAGCTATCTGCATCAAGAAATACTGCAGTATCTGAAGTAATTTCAAAAGTGATGGAGTCAAGCATGATGATAACACCAGGCTCATTAGAAGTGGCTGTCCATGTACCATCGCCATTATTTGTAATGATGAGACGATTCCACTTTCTAACAAACGCAGACAAACCTTTGAGAGAAGGAAGATGCGGTTCGTTTTCATCATCGCCGTATAGAATACTCTCAAGATCTATGAGAAGTTGAGGATCAAGTTTACGACTATCAAAAATAACATGTGCAGTAGAACGATAATTCTCAATCTCCTCTGGAATCGCTGAGATTGTCCATTCAAACTCAATTGGATCAATATCCTCAGAAAGTGATTGATGAGTTATTGGAGATGGAATAGCAGTCAAATTATATAGAAGGTGGATTTTATACCCAAGATCTGCCCCGGAGATATCATTACCAATTTCTGTTCGATATGAAAGCCCAAACTTACTTAATGGTTGATTGGTAACAAAGAAACCATCTTGGGTTTCCATAACTCCTTGGTAATAATCAAATTCGTCTGGGTATGTAAAAGCACGTAGAACAGCACTGAAGTCACCAATAGTCACAATGTCATTGAATTTAATACCATCAAAGTGAACTGGCTCTACTTCATTATCAATACTTTCCTCGACAGAGATTAGACCATTCCATGGGACACCAATACCATCGTCTTGATAAAGGACGCCCTTACTAACACCAATTTCATACAAGCGATCGCCCACTTGATCCCAAACGAGTGTGGCCATATCACCTCCAATCAACCGGTCGAGTTATGCTTCGCTCGTCTTTGAGCATTAAGATCACGATTTCTATCTGAAATTTCTCTCCTAGACATTCTCTTTGGTTTCGAATTCTTGATGTTACAAATTCGAATCAAAGAAAAAAGTCTGTTCAAATGCCAAGATTCGCATTCAAAGGGAATCTGAAAGGCAACCATCCAATAGTATATTAGCTCAGAAGTAATAACTTCGCCTCGACCCTTACGTTCTGGCATTAAACCAAAAGTAGTAGCGGACTCTGTTGATTCGATATACTCATTAATTTTACGGATAGAGTCTTGGTCTAGTCTATGAAAAATGTCAACGGGGAAAATTGGAGAGATAATCATGGCCTCTATGTAATCAAGAGTCTCATCAATAGTTTTACCATCAGAACTCAAGAAAGGCTTTTTGAATTTTGACTCCCATTTTGACAGCGACAACAAAGAATGCTCTAGCTCTAATTCAATGTCTCCAACAGTTTCAAAAGTCTCTGTTTCTTCATTAAACCATTCGTCTCCAGGAATAATAAGTTTGAGCATTCTTAATCCTCCTATTAAGGAGCAAACAGAGCGATGACCTCATCCGGAGTCGGAAGAGCTGCTGGAGTAGCATCTACACCATACAGAAGATCTTCCAAATCACCAAGGGCATCTTCGTCCACAACACTTGAGTCAATGACGATAAGGGAAGTAGGCTTGTACCCTGTAACTGGGACAGGAGTCGTTGTAACTTCCCAGCTAAAGTTAATAGCTTCCGGGGAGTCATTGATAGTGCTGTATGCCTTTTCCGACGGGCTTGCGTTACACCCATAAACAAGGTGAAGCTTGTAACCGTACTCATCACCCTCGACGTCGTTACCCAAACGGGTACGGTAAGACAGACCAAAGATCTTCCTGGGCTGCTGACCAACGACAACACCTGCGACCGGAACGACAAGACCGTCAAACTGAGCGAACTCGTCGGGGTACGTAAATGCTTCGAGTGTAGCGCTGAACTCCTCAACAGAGATCAGGTTCAGGTACTTAATGTTGTCCGCATACTGAGCAGTTGCCTCAGCTCCACTAGGGCTTTCAGAAACACTAGTGAGACCATTCCAAGCAACGCCAGTAGCATATACTCCGTCTTCGTCAGGCACGTAAAGAACACCGTGGTCAATACCGGTCTCGTAAAGACGTTCTCCGACCTGATCCCAAACGAGTGTTGCCATTGTTTCCTCCTAAAAGAAAAGTTTGAAAACATCATGATTGAGGTTCTCAGTTGTATAAAACCGATCATATGAACATAACGGTAATTCAGCGATTTTATCTGGAATATCGCTATCTGGATTTCTATCAATTACAGTTATTTGATAGCGCTTCGTGCGTGAATATGGTTTATCGTTTGCATACCGTGTTTCTTCGAACTCTCTGTTATAGACGATACATGGATATTCCATCTTAATAGAAGGTGGTGGTTGAAAATACACATGATCGGTGATGTCGACTAAAAGAGCCTGAAGCTCAAGCCGTGGGGCCATTGTAAACACTCCCAAGACTAAGGATGAGTCGGGGGCTCTTGACTTCCACATCTGTGACTGTCCACAGAACCCCCAACCATCGCACATATTTAATTTTGAAGAAATGATCATTAGCGAAGTCATCAGCGACGATACTTATTGAATTACTTACATTTATATCGTCGTTGAGACTATCGCCAGAGTCCAATTTTCTTGTATTCCGAATAACGTCTCCAAAATATTCAGCTTCAGTAATAGTATCAACCCATACACCAGAGTCAGATGGATCTTCTATGGATTCGCCGTAACCAACTTCTCCAAAGAATCTCATCTTAACTCCTTTGGGTTACGGGCGAGTGAACGTCCAGGTGTCATTCTCGCTGGTAGCGAAGAAGTAGCCGGAGTTTGCCACTGCCACAACAGTCAGGGAGTCACCCTCGCCGAGCGCAGATTGTGCGCCGTCAGTAAGAGTATTACCCTCGCTGTCCTCCCACGTGTAGTTAGTGGAAGTCGGAAGCGTGATAACGCCAGTTTCTTCGTCAAATGTAGGAGCAGTCGGTGCAGCAAGAAGAACGTCGCCAGAGGCAGTCTTCATGACAACCATTGCCGACTTCGGACGAGTCAATGCTCCAGAAATACGAGTCTCAATCAGATACTTGTACTGGTTGTAGTCAATGTCAAAGTCGTCGAACAGGGAAACCTGACCACCCTTGTCGGCGCCAATAGCATAGTCAGCCATATTGACAATAACGCCAATGATGTCTGGGTAATCATTCATGATTTCCACAGGAACAACAGCAGCAACTCGAAGCTCTGCAGCCAACTGATCCAGTGACGTGTAAATACGACGTCCAAGAGTATCCTTCAAAAGAAGGAATCGAGCAATATACGTCTCTGTCGTGTAAAATGTAGGAGTTCCAGTACCACGGTAGAACTGACGATTCAGAACGACAGCGTCAACAATTTCCTGAACCGAAGAGCTTGCGTCTTCGATGTTCACATTAACGGTAATCGTATAGAAATCATCATCCGTAGCAATCGGTCGGATATTAGTCTCATTAATCTTGTCTTCGTCGTCGACCTCACGTCCATCACCAAGCATGATCGCACGAGCAATTTCCTCGTCGAGCATCACACGCATCTCACCCTTCATCCATGAGACAACGTCGAAGTCAGTGATGTCAATGATGTCATCACGGTCCAACTTCTGCTTCTTGTAAATGGTCTGAGGAGTCGTAACACGACGAGACGTGCCGAAGAACTCTTCCTTCTTCAGATTGCCCTTAATGTAACCCTTCGCACGAGCTTCCTCAAACGTGAGGTCGGCCGTGGCAGTCTTGATTCGACTGAAAGGAGTCTTTCGGGCTCCAGAAAGGACACCATTGACCCACTCCATGCGGCGAGCAAAGAACTCGGGCGCTGCAGTAAGCTGAGTGGCTTCCGGAAAGAGCACTTCGATGTCGTTGATGCCATGAGCAAGAGCGTATTCCTCAACAGCTTCCTTGAGGG